CTCGGCGAGCGTGAAGCCATACCGCTCCGCCGTCTCAATGAGCGTGTTCATCGACTCGTCTTGAAACTTGAACGCTTCGGTGAGCGTGTCGATCTCGCCCTGGAGCGCTTTGCCGGCGGTGGATTTATCCAAGAGCTTGTCGATGTCCACGCCCGCCAGCTCTGCCGCTTTGCGGAGCTCCTCCACCCCGCCCGCCGTCTCAATGAACGCTTCGCGCATCTCGTTGGCATTCACCGCGTCTACGAGCTCCTGCCACCGAAACTTGAGCTGCTCAACGGTCTCGGCCCCCTGGAACGACTCCAGGTCATACCCCGCCGCGGCCACCTGTTGGCGGAAGGCTTCAACGGACGGGACCGATTGCAGCATTTGCGCGCGGAGATCGTCCACGGCATCCGCCGCGGCTTGGGCGTTCATGAAGCCGCGGAGCGCTCCCACCGCCATGCCCGCCGCTGCCGCATACGCCATGTACGGCCCGGGGGCGAGCGCGGCCCCCATCGCTCCGCCCGTGAGGATGGACTGCGCCATGCTCGCGCCTTCCGTCGCGGCCATGAACGCGCCCGCCGCTTGCAGCGCGGAGCTGGCCACCGTGGTCATGCCTTCGGCGGTCTTGCCGGTCTTGATGTCGGCGAAGCCCTTCGACATGTTCCCCGCCGCGGCGGTGGCTTGATCAAACGCCCATCCGATGTCTGCCGCCCCCGTCGCAATCTCCCCAAACGCCCCGCCCGCCACCGCGCCCAAGTTGCCGAGCTCCTGCGAGAGCGTGCGGATGTTCTTGATGATGAACGGGGTGCGATCTTCCGCGGGGGCATCCGGCAGGGGCACGCTCGTGCCGATGGAGAACGGGTCAAACTTCGGGAGCTGCGAGAGATCGAGGTACCGCTTTTTCAGCTCTTCGAGCGAGAAATTGAACTCCACCACCCGGTCACTGGCGATCTTCGTGGCCACCCACGTATCGAGCATCGTCTTAGGGATTTCCTGCCCCGCCCGCACGTAGACATCAATCGCATCCGCCATCACCTTGTTGATTTCCGCTTGGGCTTTCGCGGTCATCCGCTGAACGGGGATGCTCGTCTCCAGGGCGGAGAGGTACTTGATGGCTTGCTGAATGAGGCCATCGCCGCTCAACGAGCGCGAGAGGTCCGTGATGGCTTTCTGCTGCGCTTCCACCTCTTTGCGAAACGCTTCTTGCTTCGCTTTCGACTCGGCGAGCGCTTTGGTGCGGGCGTCCTCCGCCGCTTTCAGGGCTTCGGTTTTCTTTTTCAGATCCTCCGTGGTCATGGCCACGGTCATGAACGTGCCCCCGAGCACGCCCGTGGCTTTCCCCGCGGCGGTGGTGCTCGTGGTGACGGCTTTCGTGCTCTTGTCCACGCCCGCCAGGGCACTGCCGAGATCCCCGCCCGCGCTCGCGTAGAGCTGGGTGGTCTTGGCCACGAGATTGATCACCCCGCCGAGCGTGCCCATCTTGCCGGTGAGCTTGTCCAGGGTGCTCATGGGGAGCGCGGCCCCCGCCGCGATGAGCTCGCCCGTGTAGATCACCACCGCATCGGTGAGCTTGCCCCACGCGGCTTGGGCATCCGCCAAGCGCTTCACCGTGTCATCGGCAAAGGTTTTCTGCTTCTCGCTCGCTTCCACGAAGCCATCGCGGTACGCCCCGATCATCTGCTTGGCCGCGGGGCCAAGGAGCGCGGTGGCATACGCGAGCTGCTCTTGCTCGTCCGTGATGCCCATGATGGCGTCAATCACGGTGCGGTACGCGTCCTCCAGGGGCATCCCCTTGAGGCTCTCTTTGGTGAGATGCAGATTCTTCAGGAGCGCGTCATACAGGGGATCGGTTTTGCCGAGCTCCGCGGTCAGAAATTGGAGTGACTTGCCCACGCTATCGGCGCTCGCCCCGCTCGCTTTCGCGGCCCCGGAGAATTGCTGCACCGCTTGGATGCTCACGCCCCACTGCTGTGAGAGGTCTTTGATGTTGGACGCGAGATCAAAGATGCCTTTGGCAAAGCCCACGATGGCATCCACGGAGAACGCGATGCCCATCGCCCCCGCGAGCCCGATGAGCGAGCCCTTCCAATCGCTCGTGGCTTTGTCCGCGGCTTTGGTCTTGTCGGCTACCGCTTGGAGCTTCGCGGGCACATCGAGCCCGAGCGCTTTCATCTTGGCCACGGCTTCGTTGGTGGTGGCCCCGAGCCGCGCCATCTCTTTTTCCGTGAGCTTGGAGATGTTCTCGATGTCCCCGATGGCCGCCACCATGAGCGTGGCATCCTGGATGATCTTGCGGCCCGAGAACGAGTCCGCCATCGCGTTGAGCTTCGTCTGCGCTTTCGCCGCATCCGCGCCCATGTCCTTGAGCGCTACCTGCGCCTTGTCCACGGCATCGTAAAAGCTCGTAAAGTTCGCCGTGAACGTTGCGGACAGGGCCACTCGAGGTACCTACCTTTTGGCTGATTTCTCGGCTTCTTCGTTGAGCGCGGTCACGAGCTCCGCGTAGACATCCACGGGGAGATCTTGCACGTCATCGTACGTCCACCCCATCACCCGGCAGATGTGGAGATCGGATCGGACACGCTCGCGCCACTGCGGGTTTTTTTTTGGTGCTCGCGCTCGGCGGTCATGGCCGCATCGTGGGCTTGGATGGCGTTGAGAATCTCCCGCAAGCTGAACGATTCCATCGCTTCAAGCGCAGCATGGACGAACTCGTAGGGCTGGTCACGAATCACGATGGGCTGGTCGTCCGCATCCGTGAGGCTCCAATCGAGCAGGTACGCGATGGCCTGCGAGAGCTCGAGGTGCCGGTAGTCCAGGTCAGGTTTTTCCCCCGGCTTCATCGTGCCGTCCTTAAACACCCGCGCCGTGGCGCCGCGCTCTTCCCCCGCGGTGAGGTACTTACGGACAAGCAGCCAATCCCCCTCTTCAAGCGGGAGCCGGATCGTTTCGGGTTTACGAAAGCGAGATGACATCTAGCCTCTTTTCACGAGACGGGCGGTGAGCTGCCCTTGATAGACCGTCACGGCATCGAGCCCCCGCACCGTGGGAATCCCATCTTTGTTGGGAATCTCCAGGGTGAGGGGCCGCTGTGTGATGCGGAAGCCATCGACGTGCGAGACGGACGCCGTGAATACGTCGCCGTCCACGCGCCATCGCCCGAGCGTGGCCGCGTGCTGGTAGCCAAGCCGGACGGTGGCGGTGAGCCCTTCGATGGTGATGCGGTGCCCGGTGCCGGTGACGGGCACAGACTACGGGGCCACGCCCGCCACCCACGCGGTGGCATTCCAGTACGCGGAGCTGCCATCGCCGAGCTTCACGAACGTGCCCGCGGGCCACGCGGTGAGCGGGTTGGCCACCACCGCGCTCATGCCTGCGAGATTGGCGGGAGCCATCGCGCCGGCGGGGGTGAACTTGCCGGGGCTGCTCACGCCGTTGGCCCCCGTCGCGGCCACCATGGACGTGCGGGTCCACGCGCCGTTGGCGACGAACGTCGCATCAATCGTGACGGCACTGGTGATGCCGCCCTTAATGGACGCATCGAGATGGGCCGGTCCTTCCCAGCCCTGCGCGGAGAGCTCGCCGTACGGCCAGATGCCGAGATAGCACCCGAGGTCCGTATCGCTCGCATCGAAGAGCACGTCGGAGAGCCGATCCCCAAACGCCGTGAGCGAGCCCGACAAATCGCGGAGCCCGAGCGCGTACGTCTTGTTCGGGGAGCCGAGCCCGCTCGTCTCCACCTTGTCTTTCGCCATCGAGAGCGTGTAATCGCTCACGTTGCCAATGGCCACCCACGCATCCCCAAGATTCATCTTGAGCGCGAGGATGCCGTATTTGCCGTGCGTACCGGATGTGTTGACTGCGGGGGCGGGTGCGGGCATGAGCTGTCTCCTTCAAGATGCAACGTGGGGTTATTCCGCCGAGCCAGTGACGGTCAATCCGGCCCGTTCGACGACTCCAATCAGTGCCCTGGTCATGACACGTCGTCGAGCAATTGCGATGGGGATGAACACATCGTGCTCGGGCATCGCGCCCGTGTTCTTCCCGTTCTTCCATGAGCGCTTCGCCGTGCCGTGCTCATAAATCCACGCGTGCTTGGCGCGACTGGTACACCACGCGGTGATGCCCGCGCGGTCCGTCTGCTCCATCCGCACATCCACTTGCTTGCGGAGATTCCCCGTGGGGCCGGTGGGATACGCCGCGAGCACTTCGTGCTGCATCGTGACCGCCGTCACCTGCACGATGGCGGTGGCTTCGTGCATGAGATCGGTGGGGAGCTTTTGGAGCTGCTCCCGCAACGTCTCGATGCCGTCAATCTTCAAGGTGACGCCCACGGCCCACCACCTCCACGGCTTGCACCACCATCTCGGTGTGGCGCTCGTCCACATCGGCCACGCTCTGCACCTGGAGCGTGCGAGCCTCAAACGTGATGCGCGTCTCGAGCTGGAGCCCGACGTGATACCGGCCCCGGAGCACGAATGCCGCTTGCCCCTCCATCACGCTCGCCCCCGTGGGTTGGATGGCACACCACCACCCGGGCGGATCAATCACCGCGGTGGGATGCGTGAGCGTCACGAGATGCCGGTACGCGCCGATGCCCATCACGCCACCGTGGGAT